AGGCTTTTTAATCTTTATAGAATCGTCTTTAACATCCGTGACTCTAGCTACTACTTCTTCGCCAGCCACAGTTTTGAAAGTGACGGTATCACCGACACTATATGGTTTTTCAATCAACATCAGCCTGTTGCACTCCCTGTACCATTGAACCCTGTATCTTCAATATATTTCAACAGTTGTTCATAACCACCAACATGATGTCCACCTATGAAGATCTGGGGAGCAGTTCTAGGAGCAGGCAATCCTTTGTCTTCAAAAAGTTGCATCAACTCGCTCGGCTGAATATCAGATCCGATAGTTTTTTCTGTGTATTCCAAGTTCATGCCTTTGAAAACATTCTTTGCTTTTACACAACTTGGGCACATTGGTTTGCTGTAAATTGTGATGTCCATCATAATGTAAATCCTTTCAGTACATCTTCGTCTACGTCTTGTTTAATGCCCCCGATAATATAGCTTTCAACTTCTGTTTCTTGTGGTGCCACTTGTAAACCTGAACTTGATAGCCAATGTTGTGTCCAAGGTAACGGATTATTATTAAGTGGACGATCGTAAATTGGCTTGTAACCAAGAGCTTTAAGCCTCTTGTTTGCAATGAACTCTACATAATGATGTAACAGTTCTTCATTTAATCCAATGATCGCTCCGTCCTTGAATAGATAGTTGGCCCATGCTTTTTCTTCGTCAACGCATGTACGCCACATATCATACACTTCTTCTTCACAACTCGCCGCAACCTTTTTCATTTCAGGATCGTCTAAACCTTTTAGCCAATTCTTAATTACATGGGTGGACAAGTTTAAATGTGTTGCTTCGTCTCTCGCAATTAGCGAAATAATCTTTGCAGAACCTTCCATCACTTTTGATTCTGCAAATGCAAATGTGCAGGCAAAAGATACATAAAAACGTAAACCTTCTAAGATGTTTACATTCATCATAGCAAGGAACATTTTCTTTTTTACGTCTTTGATGTTGCCAGTCTTTCTTTGGAACCAATCGTCAGCGGCCAAAGTAAATGCATCATAGTTTTTTGTAACGGCTGTTGCACGTTTTAAAATTTCTTTATCATCAAGAATAGTATCAAACACTTCACTTGGATCTGGATACACGTTTTTCATAATGTGTGTATAAGAACGTGAGTGAATAGTTTCAAAGAAGTCCCAAGTTACAATACAACCTTCTAGTTCAGGAATGCTAACATATGGCAAGAATGCTAAACTAGGTCCTCTACCCTGTACACTATCTAAAAGTGTTTGGTATTTTAAATTACTTGTGAAAATATGCTTCTGTTCTGGACGAAACTGTTGGTAGTCTGCTCTATCCTTCTGTAAGCTAACTTCTTCAGGTCTCCAAAAATATCCAAGCATAGTTTGATTAAGTTTATCAAACTCTGGAAACTTAAATTGATCATATCTTTGTGTGTTTTGATCTGGACCAAAGAACATGTGAGCTTTGGTAAAATCTACTTTGTCTTGATTAAAAACTGTTTTTGCCATCTTCCTTCTCTCTTTTTTCTAGTGTAACATAGTTATCAAATTTTGTCAACGATTAAATTGCACAAGCCTCGCAATGTTCTTCGTATTCTTCATCTGAACCTGTAAATTCTTCCCTTGGTATGGGTTCCTTTTTTGTTTCTTCTTCAATGTCTCCATCACTCTTGTAATCGTAAGTGTTTTGATAATATGAAGTTTTCCATCCATACTTATACGTATTCAACAAATCTTTAAGCATAATGCTCATAGGAACTTCGTTGTTTTCGTAATGTGTTGGGTTATAACTCCAATTACCGCTAATAGCCTGATCAAAAAACTTCTGCATCACTGCTACTATATTAATGTAACCATCATTGCCAGGCATGTCCCAAAGCAATGTATAGTAATTTTTTAATGTTTGATATTGTGGAACAACTTGCTTCAGAGGACCTTTTTTACTTTTCTTCACAGATAAGTATCCTCTTGGTGGTTCAATACCGTTCGTTGCGTTACTGACTACAGAAGAACTTTCACTTGGCATCTGTGCAGACAATGTTGAGTGTCGTAAGCCATGTGTAACAATTTCATCTCTTAGCCAATCCCAGTCGTACTGTAATTTAATATCACAAACTTCGTCGAGTTCTTTTTTGTATGTATCAATTGGCAGAATTCCATCTGAATATTTTGTTTTATCAAAACCATCACACTTGCCTTTTTCTTTAGCAAGGTTTAATGATGCTTTTAATAAGTTATATTGGAATGCTTCTGTAAGTCTATGCACCAGTGTTAATGCTTTCTTGTCGCCATACATCACTTGATTCTTTGCAAGATAGTGTGCAAGACCAATATAGCCTATACCTAAACTTCTTCTTGCTTTTGTGCTTATCTCTGCCGCTCTTACAGGATATTTTTGATAATCGATAATCTCATCTAAAGCTCTTACAGCCAAATCACATAACTCTTCTAGATCATCTAGTTCCTTAATTACACCTACGTTAATTGCACTTAGAATACACAATGCTATTTCACCTTGTTCATCATCAATGTGTTGTAAAGGTTTCGTTGGCAATGTAATTTCCTGGCATAGGTTACTCATGTAGACTGTATCTTTGAATGAACTATGTGTGTTTGCATGATCAACGTTCATGATATAGATACGTCCTGTTTCTGCACGTTCCTTAACCAGAGCAGAAAATAATTCCATTGCTGGTAAAGTCTTCTTCTTAATTTTTGTATCCTTTTCATATTTCTCATACAGTTTCTTAAATTCTTCTGCATCTCCAAAGTATGCTTCGTAAAGACCTGGTACGTCATGAGGTGAAAAAAGGCTGATACTGCCTTGTGTCAAGAGTCTCTCATACATTGTTTTGTTAAGCTGGATTGAATAATCTAGTTTACGTACTCTATTATCCTCTGTGCCTTTATTGTTCTTTAAAACAAGAATGTCTTCAATCTCCTGATGCCAAAACGGAAAATGAACTGTTGCACTTCCGCCACGTACACCATTTTGTGTACAACATCTTACAGTTGCTTCGAACTTTTTAAGGAACGGAACCACACCTGTGTGTGCTACTTCTCCTCCCCTGATTTTTGAGTTGACTCCTCTGATACGTCCTGAGTTGATGCCGATGCCCGCCCTTTGTGCAGTATAACGCCCAATAGACATATCGGAAGCAAAGATACTGTCAAGAGTGTCGTCGCTATCAACGAGAACGCAAGAGGCGAATTGCCTGATAGGCGTCCTGACCCCCGCCATGACTGGGGTTGGTATGTTAATTTTGAATAACGATGTCGCATCGTAATATCTCCTTACATAATAGAGTCTATCCTCTTTGGGATAGTTTGCAAAAAGAGTTGCCGCGATCATCATGTACATGTGTTGAGGAGATTCAAAAAGTTCTCCGTTACTTCTATCTTGACAAAGGTATTTGTCAACTACCTGCCTTAGCCCAGCATAGGTAAAGTTCTCATCACGTTTGTGATGTATGTATCCATCTAATTTTGCAAATTCTTCTTTTGTATATAAATCAAGAATGGCAGAATCATACACTCCGCGATCTACATTCTTCTTGATCATATCTATTAGGCTTGTTTTTTCAAAGCCTCCGTATACTTCTTTGTACACTCCGTACAATAATAGTCTTGCCGCAACATATTGATAGTTAGGGCATTCTAAAGTTATTAAATCGTTCGCTGAACGAATCAAAAGATCTTGTATTTCTTTTGTTGTCATTCCGTCGCTAAATTGAATCCCAGCGTTCATTTGTACTAAACTACTGCTAACGCCTGCCAACCCTTCACATGCGAAGTTAACTACTTTGTGTATTTTTTGGATATCTAGGCCTTCAACTTGGCCCGTTCTTTTTTTGATGCTGAGATCTGTCTTCATACTTCTTTCCCTTTTCATTAAAAAATATTTAGTGTAATGGTGGCATCATGTAAATCTTTTGTGATATAACGTGTTCGGGAAGTTCTTCTACTGTTATAGCTTCTTTGTTATACCCTAGGATTATGCCATTGTCAATGTACACTAGATAATATATTATGTCTTTCTTTACGTCCTTACTGATATGTATCTCAATATTACTATTGCAAAACCTATCGGTTAACTGTAAAGTATATGCAGTAAGTTGTGCAATTTCATACTCAGAAAATTCATCTTGCTCTATTAAGTGCCAAGGTTGTGTCTGTGTGTTTGGATCCCAAGCATTTACTTTGCGAGCTGATACATGTAACTTGCTTGTAAATTGGGTCAAAGCGTCGAAAGGCCTTGGATGATCTTCTAACTTTTCACGTAAAGATTTCCAGACTTTTACTTTATCTTCAAATTTTAATTCAAACATTAACCAAGAACTTTAATTTTGTAGTTGAATCTTCCTGTATCATTCACTGTAGAGTTTAACATAGAAACTACTATTGTGTCAACCCCTATTTGTCCATTTGTGTTTACCATTGCGGCAGTAAATGACAAAGCCGTTTCATAGTTTGTGTCACCTTGATATTCGTGCTCGTCAATAAAATTTAACGTATTGGTTGTAGCATCAAGTTGGAAAGTCATCTTTCCGCTTCTTTGTGCGTTTACAAGGTTACTATTATAAAAGTATTCAACTTCATAAGTTCTTGAATAATCACCTGGTAGTCTGAAAAAGTATGTAGGTGATGATGCTTGCGCCACTTCTAAGGACATGTGTCCACCTAGTGATGCATTTACGCTTCCTTTGATTTCTGAAACGTAAGGATAAGCTGTAATGTATGCCTGATTGTATGAAAGGTCTGCTGTTCTACTAAACGTATCTTCTACTGAACTATTGCCTGGCGCAGTAAAATCCAATACACTGTATTGTGCGTTCCCTTCGTTGCCTCCTACATTACCTACACTTTGGTAATTGTTGTGTGAACTAAAGTTGTTTGTACCGTTTGTTATTATGATGCCTTCTCTGTCTATATCTGAAAATTCAGATTGGCTAATCTTGTTTTTACTTGGACCTGTAATTTGTCCTTGTGAACCTAACACAGTTGCAGTTCCAAATCTAATACCATAACCCAAATTACTTAGGTAACAACAATGGAAATGATTATTGTAAGCATCGTCATCACTAACAATACCAACACTTAATCCCTCTATCATTACGTGATCAAATTTATTCTTTTGTGTTCCTACAATAGAACTTAAACAACCTAATCTAATTGCGGCATTGTCATTATTGATTGCCGTTCCTGTTGTCCAAGGTCCTGAAATTTTTATTTCTCTAAAGTGGCTGTTCTTACAACTTTGTAAAATCATAGCTGGTAAAGTTGTTGACGAAGTTGCAATAGTAAATCCTTGCATGTCAATGTTCTGTGCTTGGTTAAGTGTTGTGCTTGCACTATCGTCTGCATAAGAACCTGGAGTACTATCGCTGTTTACAGTTTGAAATGCTGTCACGTTGCTCGTTACATTGAACTTGGTTTTGTTCATTCCGTCGCCTACGATAGAAGCAAACGGCGGTACATAAATTGTAGATGTAATTGCATAAACTCCAGCAGGAAAATATAACTTAACTCTGCTTTGCTCAGTACCCTTTGTTGATGAATTTATATATAATTGATCCAAGGCACGTTGAATTGCTACTGTTTGATCTGTGCCGTCACCCTCTGCTCCAAAGGATCTAATGTTTACTATTTCGTCTAATCTTTGTTGTAATGTTCTTTTGATAGGAGAGGTTGCACTTCCGCCAGTTTGTACGATAGTTCCACCTAAATAAGTGTAAGAATTTGCTAACGTAAACAAATCATCATGTTCTGTGATTAGTTTTGTATTACCTACTGCTGGTGCTCCTTCTGCTACAGATCCATTACCTATGTAAAGTTCTCTTGAATCTACAGCCCAACCAAACTCACCGCCAGCTAATTGTGGGACTCCAGAACCTTGATTCTTTTGCCCTCTTCTAACTTGTATTCTGGATATCTGTACGACTGCCACTGCTAAACTCCTTA